ATACGTAACAGAAACACCAATTAAAAAATAAAAAAAAATGAAACCATTTACAAACAAACATTCAATTGCAGCAGGATCACCAGTACATATGGGAGGATCTGGAAAAAGTCCTTTATACAAAGATAAGAAAAGTGGTTTTCAACCAAACAGAGCAGACGTTGAATTAGATAAAACTACTAGACTTACAAGAGACGCAGGCGTCATTAGAGACCGTAAATCAGGTGAGGTTGTTATTGGAGGTGGATATGATTCTAGCGGTACATTTGTACCTAGAACAGCTGCCCAAAAAAAATCTGCCACAGAAGAGCAATTAGCTACTAGAAAAGCTAAAGCTAAAAAGAGAAAAGAAGACGATTTTAATAAACCTGAAAACGTTGCTAAAAGAGAAGCTAATAAAGCAAAGCTAGAAGCTGCTAGAGCCGCTAGAGATAAAAAAAGAGGAAAATAAATACTAGTAATTATATGTAATTATAATATTATAACAATTAAATTTAATATTATGAAAAAATTACTTATTACATTAGCTTTATTTTTTACAGTACTAACCTCTAAAGCTCAAGAAGCATTTGAAGGTGTTTGGGCTATGGAAGGCTCGTCATATAAAACAGTTATGCTAGCTAGCGACTACGCTGTAGTTAAAATTATTAATTATAGTTTTAAGGAAGATGCTACATTAAACGAAATTATACTAACTCAAACAGATACTACAATGACTACTTCAATATATAACCCTAGAAATGGTTATACTATTGGACTATCTTATACTATTATAGACGAAGATACTTTACAATGTGTTTTTACAGGAGATGAAAATAGTACTGTATTAATGAAAAGGGAATAAATGAAAAAAATAATTCAATGGCTATCAGGTGGCGTTATCAAAGAAGTTGGTAACGTCATTGACAAGCTTACTACAACCGAAGAAGAAAGGTTAGAAGTAAAGAAACAAATACAACAGATACTAGAAGACGCAGATAACAAAGCTCAAGAAGAAGTTAGTAAGCGTTGGGAGGCAGATATGAAGTCTGATAGTTTTTTAAGTAAAAACATTAGACCAATGATCTTAATATATTTGACTGTAATTTTCACGTCTTTAGCTTTCTTTGATGGTAACATCGGTGAGTTTGAATTAGCTAAAGAATATATACCAATTTTCCAAACACTTTTAGTAACAGTGTACGGAGCTTACTTTGTAGGTCGTACTTGGGAAAAAGCAAAGTCAATAACAAACAATTAAATTAAATCAAATGAGTAAAAAAATCACAGAAGAACAATTAAAAAAAGTAAACGAAAGTCAAGAAAGCTTGTCAGCTTTAGTTAATCAAATTGGTATTTTAGAAACCCAAAAACATGGGTTGTTACACCAAGTTGCAGAGGCTAATAAAGAGTTGGAAGAAGTAAAGGCTGAATTAGAAGCAGAGTATGGACCAGTTAATATAAATTTAAAAACCGGAGAATACGAAACTATTGAAGAAGATGCTAAACTAGAAAAAGCATAATATGTCTTCTATTGTAAGAAAAATAAGTATTGGTTCTGACTACAAAAATGATGCTATGCATTATTCAGTAGGTCAACAAGTTTATGGAGGTCACGAGATATCACATATACTTCTAGACGAAGAGGATAACTCTTACAATATTCATATTAAGAAAAATAACGAGGTAATGCCATGGAAGAAGTTTAATTCTAACATGGCAATATCTGTTGAATATGACTTAGAGTATTGAAAAGTTTATACGACTTTATAGTAGAGCCATTAGGCGAAAAATACAGTAACAAAATAAAAGTAGGTGATAAAGAGCTAGTTTTAAATACAAAAATTGAAGATTTCAAGTTTGTTAATAGATTAGCTAGAGTAATAGAAACACCTAAAGCTTTTAATACTGGTATTGATGTTGGTGATATAATTGTTATACACCAAAACGTGTTTAGAGTATTCTATGACATGAAAGGAGAAAAAAAGAAAAGTAGATCTTGGTTCAAAGATGATTTGCATTTTTGTGCTATAGATCAAATCTATTTATATAATAAAGGTGATAAGTGGAAGTCTTTTGGAGACAGATGCTTTATTTCACCAATAAAAGATACAGAGTCTTTAACGTTAGATAAAGAAAAAAGCCTTATTGGTATATTAAAATATGACAATAGCTCCTTAAACGCGCTAGGAATCAACTCAGGAGACTTAGTTGGTTACACGCCAAATGGAGAATGGGAGTTTTTAGTTGACGGTAAAAGACTATATTGTATGAAATCTAATGATATCGTAATTAAATATGAATACCAAGGAAACGAAGTTGAATATAATCCAAGCTGGGCAGAAAGCAGTGGAAGAGTTAATCAAAGTAGCTAAAGAAGCTATTGTTGATTCAGATGACGATATATCAGCAGATAGATTAAAAAATGCTGCAGCTACAAAAAAGTTAGCTATATTTGATGCTTTTGAAATACTAAATAGAATAGAAGCTGAAGAGAATATGTTAAATGAAAAACCAGTTGAAGTTAAAGAAGAGAAATCTTTTAGAGGCTTTGCGGAAGGGAGATCTAAATAATGTACGAGCAGACTTTATATAAAATACTTAAAGACCACGTCAAACCTAAAGTTTTAAAAAGAACTAATAGGTACAAGAAATGGGATTACGGTTATAACCAAGAACACGATATGGTTGTTATAAGTAAAACCGGCGAGATAGGTGAAATTTATGAAATACAAAATCTAAAAATAGCTTTGCCAAAAGCTGAAAACGTACATACGTTTGAAGAAGACAAATGGCAACACACTGAATACCCAAAGGAGCTTAATAAAATTAAATCAGTATTTGATTGGGAAGAATACCCTTTGGAGTTTAAAGAAAAATGGTATGATTACATTGATGAAGAATTTAATAGAAGAGAACAAGGCTTTTGGTTCTATAATAAGGGTTTGGCTACTTACATTACTGGTACTAACTATATGTACTTGCAGTGGAGTAAAATTGACGTCGGGCAACCAGACTTTAGGGAATCAAACAGATTATTCTATTTATTCTGGGAAGCTTGTAAAGCCGACCCGCGCTGCTACGGCATGTGCTACCTTAAAAATAGACGGTCAGGTTTTTCATTTATGGCAAGTGGGGAAGCGGTTAACCAAGCAACAATATCTACGGACGCACGCTTTGGTATACTCTCGAAATCTGGACCCGATGCAAAGAAGATGTTTACTGACAAAGTTGTCCCAATATCAGTTAACTATCCCTTCTTCTTCAAACCAATACAAGACGGTATGGACAGGCCGAAGACAGAGCTCGCGTACAGAGTACCAGCATCAAAGTTCACAAGGCGTAAACTCGATTCAAACGAGAAGCTACAGGAAATCACCGGCCTCGACACAACGATCGACTGGAAAAACACAGGGGATAACTCTTATGACGGTGAAAAATTAAAACTACTAGTACACGATGAAAGTGGAAAATGGGAGAGACCAACAAATATATTAAACAACTGGAGGGTAACAAGAACCTGTCTAAGACTTGGATCTAGAATTATAGGTAAGTGTATGATGGGATCAACATCTAATGCTTTAGACAAAGGTGGTGATAACTTTAAAAAACTTTACAATGACTCAGACGTTACACAAAGAAACGCCAATGGACAGACTCGCTCAGGATTATATTCTTTGTTCATACCTATGGAATGGAACTACGAAGGTTACATTGACTCTTATGGCTTTCCTGTATTCAACACACCAAAAAAAGAAACAGTAGGTCCTTTCGGAGATATTATAACGCAGGGAGTAATAGAGTATTGGAACAACGAAGTTGAAGGTCTTAAAAATGATCAAGACGGTTTAAATGAATTTTACAGACAATTTCCACGCACAACCAAACACGCGTTTAGAGATGAATCTAAAGAATCTCTATTTAACCTAACAAAAATATACGAGCAAATAGATTTTAATGAAGATCTTAAAAACTCAATATCAGTTACACAAGGTAGCTTTCAATGGGAGAATGGGGTTAAAGATACAAAGGTTATGTTTGTGCCAAATAAAAACGGTAGATTCAGAGTTTCCTGGATTCCACCTTTAAATCTCCAAAATCGTGTGATAATAAAGGGTGGACTTAAATATCCAGGTAATGAGCACTGTGGAGCTTTTGGCTGCGATAGCTATGATATATCAGGTACAGTTGATAAAAGAGGATCAAATGGATCTTTACATGGTTTAACTAAGTTTAGTATGGAGGATGTACCTCCAAATCACTTCTTTTTAGAATATATAGCTAGACCACAAACCGCTGAAATATTTTTTGAAGATGTTTTAATGGCTTTGGTTTTTTACGGTATGCCAATATTAGCGGAGAATAATAAACCTAGATTATTATATCATTTAAAAAGAAGAGGCTATAGAAAGTTCTCTATAAATAGACCAGATAGAAAATACAATAAATTATCAGTAACAGAAAAAGAATTAGGTGGAATACCAAATTCAAGTGAAGATATAAAACAAGCACACGCAGCAGCGATTGAATCTTATATAGAG